ATTCCATGGTATACCATGTTTCCCAAACTACACTACACTTGATACTTTAAAACATGCAAGATCTAAATTTAGATTTAACAGTAATCGTTTAGATTATATTGCTCAATACTTAGGGGTTGGTGAAAAATCTGAAACAGGTGGTTTTGACTTATGGAAAAATATCGTTTTAAACAACGATAAAGATGCAATGACAACAATGATTGATTATTGTAAGAATGATGTTGTTATACTTGAAAAAGTATTTAACCATATTAAAAACTATGTACCACATAAAACACATTATGGTGCTTTAGAGACAGGAGAAAAAACATGTTGTCCTGAATGTGGTTCTGAGAATTTAAGACATTCACAAACTCGCTATTCAGCTGCTGGAACTCCACGTATTCAATTACAATGTAATGATTGTCACAAATACCATACTGTTGCTAGTAGAACACATGATGCAATAATTGCTAAACAATTTGAAGGGGGAAGGGGAGAGTAAATATTTATAGTAAAATATTTGCATGGACAACTTTGACTTAAAACGTTTTCTAGTTGAAAATAAATTAACTCGCAATTCTATTTTATCTGAATTAAATGAGTTAGCTAACATACGTAAATGGACTCCTGAAAAACTAGAACAAGAAGCAGCAAAATATAATACACCAGGTGAATTTGCTCAAGCCGATAAAAATCTTTATAATATATATAGAAATGCAGTTAGAAAAGGTCTAATTCAAAATAAATTTGAATCAAACATTAAATGGACTCCTGAAAAACTAGAACAAGAAGCAGCAAAATATAATACACCAAATGAATTTATTAAAGCCGATCCAAATGCTTACACAGCATATAGAATAGCAGTTAGAAAAGGCTCAATCCCCGATAAATTTGAAAAACCCGAATTTGGTGAAAAATGGACTAAAGACGCTTTAGAACAAGAAGCAGTCAAATACAACACGGCAAATGAATTTGCTAAAATAGATCCAAATGCCTATACATCTTATAGAAAGGCAGTAAATAAAGGTTTAATTCAAAACAGATTTGAAAAAACTGGATTTGGTAATAAATGGACTAAGGATACCTTAGAACAAGAAGCGGCAAAATACAACACAGCAGGTGAATTTGTTAAAGCAAATCTAAGTGCTTATGAGATATATAGAAGAGCAGTTAGAAAAGGTCTAATTCAAAATAAATTTGAAACCGATATTAAATGGACTAAAGACGCTTTAGAACAAGAAGCAAACAAATACACCAAAGCAGGTGAATTTCAAAAAGCAAACATAAATGCTTACACAGCATATAGAAATGCAGTAAATAAAGGTTTAATTCAAAATAAATTTGAAGAAAGATTTATCCGGACTCCTGAAAAACTAGAACAAGAAGCAGCAAAATATAATACAGCTAGTGAATTTATTAAAGCCGATCCAAATGCCTATGCATCTTATAGAAATGCAGTTAAAAAAGGCTTAATTCAAGATAAATTTGAAAATAGTAAAATAAGAAAATGGACTAAGGATACCTTAGAACAAGAAACGGCAAAATACAATACAGCTAGTGAATTTGCTAAAACAAACCTAAATGCCTATGTAGCATATAGAAGAGCAATTAAAAAAGGTATAATTCAAGATAAATTTAAACAGGATAAAAATCCAACTCAATCAAGTAATATATATAATAACCCTTATTTCGGAAATACAACAACAACATTTGATAAATTAAAAGAAAATAAAATGCAAGACTTTGACTTAAAACGTTTTCTTATTGAAAACAAAATGACTAGAAACTCAAGACTACTAAACGAACAACCTGAACCAGAAGGAATACCAGCTGATGACCCATTAGCACAAATACCAGCTGTACCTGCTGAAACACCATCTGAACCATCAGGTGAAATAGATAAAGAAACAGCTAAAGAATTAATATTTGATACTAAAGGTAAATTCTTTACAGTAACATTTATTAAAAAAGATGGTAGCGAACGTGTAATGAATGCTCGTTTAGGTGTTAAAAAATACCTAAGAGGGGGTGAACTTAGATACGACCCAGCTGAATTTAATTACATTACAGTATATGATATGGGTGCTAAAGGGTATAGAATGGTTAACGCTAATACTATTCAAAATCTTAAAATTGGTAAAAACGAATACGTTATACCAACAGCAGTATCTGAATAACATACAGACTAGATTCATATCCTAGTCGCTCGTAAGAGTAAATTTTTAGAGAGATGTGGCCTCAATTTTTGAGATCGCATCTCTTTTTCGTATATTTAACAGTTCAAAAATTATAAACATGAGTAAAAATATTGTAATTGTAGGTGCCGGTGTAGCCGGTATTAATGCTGCAACTAAACTAGTAGATAACAACTATAAAGGTAAAATCACAATTATTGATATGGGGAAAGATCCTCATAAACGATTACCAAGTGAAGTAATGACTGGAATGTTAGGTGCAGGAGGTTGGTCAGATGGTAAATTAACTTACCACACATCCATTGGTGGTCAATTATCTAAATACTGTGGTGAGGAAAAGGCTATGGAATTAATGGATCAAGTTATTACTAACTTTAAACGTTTTCACCCTAAACCTGAAGAAGTACAATGCTCTGATCCTGATGCTGAACCTGAATTTATTAAACCATACTTTGGTTTAAGATTATTTCCTGTATGGCACGTTGGAACTGATTACTTATTAGAAATTGCTAAAAACTGGTATCAATATCTAGTTGATAATGGTGTAAGATTTGTTTGGGAGAAAAAAGTAACCTCTATTAATTTTGAAAAACAATGGATTTCTATGGATGGAACAGGCCATGTATGGGAATCATATGACGAACTTATCTTTGCTGTAGGCAAATCAGGTATTGACTTTGGTAAATTATTAGCTGATGAGTATGACTTACCAACTGAACCTAAATCAGTACAAATTGGTGTTCGTTTTGAAGCGCCACAACATCACTTCCAAAAATTAATTGATATTAGTTACGATTTTAAATTATATAGAAAATTTGATGATAAAGGAGTATCATTACGTTCATTCTGTACTAATAACAATGCTGCATATGTTGCCGTAGAAGAAACATACGGAAACTATACTTACAACGGTCATGCTAAAAAGGATGAACGTTATAGAAATGATATGACTAATTTTGGTATTATAATGGAATTAAATGGTATTGAAGATCCATTTACTTGGAGTAGAGATGTTGTAAAACAACTACAATCTATAGATAATAGAGGATTATATTACTCACCTTCTCGTAAACCATCATTAACATCAGAAGGAGACCATGTTGAAGCATTTCAAATAAATGATGCTGATATGGTTAGTGTAAGAAAAACATTCCAAGGTTACTTTAACTACATAGATGAATTTATTGATGATATGAAAAAAGTATTCCCAACATTAGGAGATGATTGGGGAATTTACATACCTGAAGTAAAATACTTATCACCTGAACCACTCGTTGATTATACCAACTTAGCCCTGACCAAGTATCCAAACGTACATTTCGTTGGTGATGCGCTTTCTGCTAGAGGTATAACAGTGAGTGGTGCACAAGGTATTTATGTAGCAGAAGATATTTTGAAATATCAATAATTTTTCGTATATTTAACCTATGGGAAGAAATAAAATAATAAAACCACCTCCATCAGAAAATCCAAACAAATATACTCGTGTATTTGAAGATGATGAAAGTATAACTACATGGAATTACAATTTAGATTATTTCCCTAACGGACCAATATCCGTAGATATAAAATATAAAACAGAAACAAACAAACCCAATACAAATGGAAAGAAAATTAAAGACACCAGACGGACAGACATTGTATCTATCTCAAACGAAACGCCTAGGACACGACGTTCAAGACAAGAACGATCCTAAGGCAGATGAAAAAATTTGGGTACTACATAATACAGAAGGCCCAGCATTAATTAAAGCTGATGGTAAAAAAGAATATTACTTTTGGGGAATATTTCAAGGTAATACTCCTGAAGCTATTAGAGAATTAAAACGTAACCATACTGGACTCCCACCAGCTAAAAACCCATTGTTTAAAAATAGTTTTAGATAATATGAGAATAGGATTTGCAGGAACAATGAGTGTAGGAAAAACTACACTAGTAAAAGCATTAGCTGAATTACCTGAATTTAAAGATTATTTTATTGCTACAGAACGCAGTAAATATCTACGTGATTTAGGTATTCCTCTAAATACAGATTCATCTCTCCCAGGACAAATTATATTTTTAGCAGAACGCGCAAGTGAAATCATGCGAGATAACGTGCTAACTGATCGTACTGTTTGGGATGTATGTGCTTTTACAGACAATGCAAAATCTATTGATGTATATGCAAAATATCGCTATATAGAATTAGCAACATGTATGGGAGATCAATATGATATTGTATTTTATATATCACCTGAAGGAGTAGAAATTGAAGATAATGGTGTACGTGAAGTTTGCTCTGAATATAGAGATGTAATTGATGAAACCATTGTTACTTTAATAAATAAATTTCCACCAAAACGATTAGTTAATATTAAAGGTACTACAGAAGAGCGTATAGCGCTTGTGTTAGAAGCATTTTATAAATATTTATAATAAATGTAAACCTAACCAATAATGAAAGTATCTCAATTAAAAGAAAATATCCGTAATATAGTTCGTAAAAAACTTGGTGAAGCAACTATTGATGTCCCTAACCCCGCAACTTTAACCCAACAAACAAAACAACAACTCATTAATAAAGCTAGAAACTCAACTAAAAATCTTAAAATAGGTACAGAAGTTGACCCCGCTGAATTTATTGAAGAAACAGATAATACACCTAAAAAATATACTGTCGCTGTTATTGATAAAATGAGTAAAGCTGAGCTAGCTGATTTTATAGGCTTAGATTTAACTTCATCAGAACTTAGAAATTACACATATTCTAACTTATACGGAGCTGCTAGAGAATTAGCTGATGATAAAGAATCATCAATAGATGAAGCTGATTACATTGATGATGATGATACAATACGTGAAGATGATAATGATCCTACTTTTAAAGATTATGATAGTGTTTATGAAGTAGAAAAGATGGATGATTTTAACGCTAATGTTGGTTCTGGTGATTATGGATTATCTGTTAAATCACACCCAACAAGACCAAAATTCATAATTATATCTCAAAATAATGGACAACGAGTTGTAGTTGATAAAGACGATGTTAAAAATTTAATTAATATGCTAAGAGAATTAACATATGAACCTAACTAAACAAGATATAATATTAATAATAATAGCTGTATTGTGTTTATACAATGTTTTTTATACAAGTCGTATTAAAACTGACATAAAAGGATATAAAGATAAGATTGAAAGTATACAAACCAACATAGACTCAGCAAAGACTATAAACTCAAAAATAGACTTCAAAATAGATTCAGTACATCAAAAGGTTACTACTATCACAAAAGAAGTACATCATATAGATAATACTATAACTGTAGTAAAACAAAAAACAAATGAAAAAATTAATACTATTAACAAGTTTTCTAATCCTGAGTTGGAATACTTTTTCACAAACAGATACAACAAAGACCTTAACGATAGTAAAGACTGATACAACACAAGTTTGTCTACCAACACCAGTAGCCAGACAAGTAGCAAAAGACTTATTACGCTATGATGGATGTGTTGAAGAGATAAAACTTCTTGAATCTAAAATAGATAAAATGCAAGATATCTCAAAAGTAAAAGATATCATGTTAGAAATGCATGAAGAAAAAGACACCAACAATCAGTACATCATTAAGCAACTAGAACTTCAAGTAGGTCAATATGATAAACTTTCTAATGATTTACATAAAGAACTAAAGCAACAAAGAACTAAGTCGTTTCTTTGGAAATTAGGTACTTTTATAGGTATAATTACAACTTCTTATCTATTAATAAAATAAGATATATATAATGTGTTACATAAAGGTCTGGCTTATTCTAGTTGGGCCTTTTTGTATATTTATATATAAATGATTATATGAGTGAACAATCAAACATAAAAGAAATAATCAAACAGGAATACATTAAATGTATGACTGACCCTGCTCACTTTATGAAAAAATATTGTATGATTCAACACCCAACTAGGGGAAGAATACAATTTAATTTATATCCATTTCAAGATAAGGTTTTATATCAATTCCAAAAAAACAACTATAACGTTGTATTAAAATCTAGACAGTTAGGTATCTCAACCTTAGTAGCTGGTTTTTCTTTATGGATGATGTTATTCCAAAGAGATAAAAATGTACTTTGTATCGCTACAAAACAGGAAACTGCTAAAAACATGGTAACTAAAGTACGATTTATGTACGATAATTTACCTTCTTGGTTAAAAGGAGCCGAGAAACCCTTGGAGAACAACAAGCTTTTACTTAAATTACCCAATGGTTCTCAAGTTAAAGCAGTATCGGCAGCCGGGGATGCAGGTCGTTCAGAAGCCGTTTCTTTACTTATAATAGATGAGGCCGCGTTCATTGATAGTATACATGAAATATTCGCTTCTGCTCAACAAACATTAGCAACTGGAGGAGGATGTATAGCATTATCTACTCCAAATGGTACTGGGAATTGGTTTCATCAAACTTGGCAAAAAGCTGAAATAGGAGCTAATTCATTTGTTCCAATTAGATTAAAATGGAATGTACATCCTGAACGAGATCAAGTATGGCGTGAACAACAAGATGCCGATCTAGGACCTAGGATGGCTGCTCAAGAATGTGATTGTGATTTCAGCACCTCTGGAGATACAGTATTTGAATCCGACGTAATGCAATGGGTTGAAGCTAATTTAGTTGAACCACTTGAAAAACGAGGAGTAGATGGAAACTTATGGGTTTGGGAACAACCAAATTATAATAGATCATACTTAGTAACAGCCGACGTTGCTAGAGGAGATGGAAAAGATTATTCAGCATGTCATGTTTTTGATTTAGAAACCTCAACTCAAGTAGCTGAATATAAGGGGCAAATAGGAACTCGCGATTACGGGCATCTATTAGTAGGATTAGCAGCCGAATATAATGATGCTTTATTAGCAATTGAAAATGCAAATGTTGGTTGGGATACTGTACAAACAGCTATTGATAGAGGATATAAAAATTTATATTATTCTCCTAAAACAGAAGCATATACCTCAGACCAATGGGCAAGACGTTCAGAAAATCTAGACAGTTTAGTAGCTGGTTTTACAACATCAGTTAAAACTCGTCCTCTAATGATTGAAAAATTTAGAGAATATACTCATGAAAAAGCATGTGTTATTCGTTCTAAACGCTTATTAGATGAAATGAAAGTGTTTATCTGGAAAAACGGAAAAGCACAAGCCCAAGAAGGATACAATGATGATTCAGTAATGGCTTTTAGCATGGGACTTTATTTAAGAGACACAGCATTAAGATTTAGAAAATCTAATGTAGAATATGATAGAACAAATTTAATGAATATGACTATGGATAGAGGAATATTAAATCCTATCAATGCGGGAGGATATCAAATATCTAATCCTTGGAAAATACAAGCAGACCACGGTAGTGAAGACATAACGTGGTTATTAAGATAAAAAAATATTTATAAATATGATAGATACATCCTTATTTGGTAGATTAAAACGATTATTCTCAAACGACGTAATCATTAGAAACGTTGGTGGAAGCCAAATACAAGTTATAGACAGTGACCACATTCAAGCAACAGGAACAGTACAAACAAATATGTACCCTGAAAGATATCAACGTATCTATACAGGAGGTTTAGGTACATATATTGGTAATTCCCCCTACTCTAACTTCACAGTATTAAGACCTCAATTATATAACGATTACGAGGTAATGGATGGTGATCCAATTGTTGCTTCTGTGTTAGATATTGTTGCTGATGAATCCACACTTAAAAATGGTGCTGGTGAAGTATTAGCCATCAAATCCTCAGATGAAAATATACAAAGAATATTATATAATCTATTCTATGATGTACTTAATATAGAATTTAACCTTTGGGGTTGGGTTCGTTCAATGTGTAAATATGGAGATTTTTACTTACATCTACATATTGCTGAAAAATATGGAGTATATCAAGTAATTCCACTTAATGTTTATAATGTAATTAGAGAAGAAGGGTTAGATCCTAAAAGACCATCATATGTTCAATTCCGAGTTGAACCGAATGCTTCCTACACAGGTATATTAGGTGGGTTAGATAATAAGGATATGGTTTTTGAACGTAAAATATTTAAACAATTAGCATTGATGGAAGACGCAATGTTAATTCACCGTATCTTAAGAGCACCACAACGTAGAGTTTATTATGTAGATACAGGAAACGTTCCACCAAATGAAATTCCAGCATTTATGGAAAAACTTAAAGGACAAACCCAACGTACTCCTATGGTTGATCCAAAAACAGGTGAATATAATTTACGTTACAATATGATGACTGTAAATGAGGATTTCTACATACCTGTTAGAGGTGGAAACACATCAACTAAAATTGATACTTTACCTGGCCTTGAATATAACGCTATTGATGATGTTGTTTACTTAAGAGATAAAATGTTATCTGCTATGAAAGTGCCAAAAGCATTTTTAGGATATGAAGCAGATGTTGAAGGTAAATCTACATTAGCACAACAAGATATTCGTTTTGCTCGTACAATTGAACGTATCCAACGTATTGTTGTATCTGAATTAACTAAAATAGCATTAGTTCATTTATATGCTCAAGGGTATACTGATGAGAATTTAACAAACTTTGAATTAGAATTAACTACTCCATCTATTGTATATGATCAAGAAAGAGTAGCATTAATGAAGGAAAAAGTTGATCTAGCTAAACAAATTATGGATGCTAGTTTATTCCCAACAGACTACATTTATGATTACTTATTCCATATGAGTGAAGATAAGTATGATGAAATGAGAGATTTAGTTGTTGAAGATAAAAAACGTATGTTTAGATTATCTCAAATCGAAAACGAAGGTAATGACCCTATTACAAGTGGCCAATCTTATGGAACACCACATGATCTTGCCTCATTATATGGCACAGGAAGAAATGACATGGGAATACCACCAGCATATGATGAAACTGCCCCTGTTGGAAGACCACAAGAAAAAACATCTATCTATAATACTCAAAAGCGTGTACTAGGTAAAGATCCACTTGGAAAATCTGTGGATATTGTTCCTGATACTCCAAATGCTCCTACTCCTAAAGGTGGTTCTCCTTTAGCCCTTGAAACAACTAAAGCTATATTTGCCCAAAATAAACAAATGCTTAGTGAAATGTTTACAAAAACTAATGTATTTAATAAAGAAAAAACTAATTCTTCACTGTTAGATGTATCAAATCTTAAAGATTTATAAACAAATATATATTTATAATCAATAAATTAACAGAGTGAAACTAAAACATAACAAATTTAAAAATACTGGTATTTTATTTGAACTCCTTACTAGGCAGATCACCGCAGACATTATGTCTAATAAAGAGTCGGCAGCTGTTGGTATTATCAAAAAATATTTCTCCAAGGGAGAAATTGGAAAAGAATACAAATTATATCAAGCTTTAACTAAAGCTGCTTCTTTAAACGAAGTAAAAGCTGAAAGTATTATATCTTCTACTGTTAAATTAGCAGAGCGTTTAAATCGTACTGCCTTACGTAAGGAAAAATATAACCTTATTAAGGAACTTAAACAACATTATGATTTAGAAGATTTTTTTAAAGCAAAAATTCATAATTATAAAGCACATGCTTCTGTTTATAATTTAATTGAAGCTCAAACATCATTAGAATTTATAGATCCATCATTTATTATTGATAACAAAGTAACTTTACTTGAATTTCTAACAAAACAAAATATAGATAAAGATAAAGTTGAAAATCAAGTAATGTTTGAATATGCTTCTCAAGATAAAGCTACACGTGCTTTGATTTCTCAAATAATGGTTGAAAAATTCAATGAAAAATATGCTGATTTAATACCGGAACAACGTGAGGTGTTAAGAGTATATATTAATAAAATTTCTAATACTATTTCTTTAAAAGAATTCATTAATGAAAACTTAGAGGGTATTAAAAATTCATTAGAATTACTACAACATAAAGTAGCAGATCAAAGAACTAAAATTAAACTTACAGAATTGGCATCTATAATTAAACCTTTAGATAAAAATGAACAAGTTAAAGATGAGGATATTTTAAACATCCTCCAGTTTCATGAATTAATACATGAAATTAAAACTTTATGATACCAAATAACATTAAAGAAATAATAGACGAAATACTTGACAAAGCCCTATCAGAAGATGGTAGTACTAGTACTACTAGCGCTGGTGGTGAGTATACTGGAAAATATTTTGTTGGTAAAGCAGATATTAGTACATATACTAATGACGGATTTAAAAAAGTAAAACCGGGTATGCCATCTGATTCTAAAGTATTTGATTACAAGCAATTTCCTTCAACACCTAAGCCAAAATCTGTTAAACTTTATAAAGAGGAACAATTAAACGAGATATCTTATCGCCGTTTTAATGAAAGTGTTTCTAAAGTAACACCAGAACGTAAAATTACTCGCGCATTAGCTGAAGTAAAAAAACGTGTTAAAGAAATAGAGCAAGTAATTGAATATTCTGCCCGATTAAAAGAAGAAAATACAATAAAAAAAGATACCTTTTGGACATCTAAAGTAGAGCAACTTAACAATTTATCTGAAAGACTAAATGAGTTATCTCAGAACGTTAAAAAACTATCAAAATAATGAAAGACGAAGCAAAAAGAAACGTATTAAGTAAAGACCAGCTTAAAGCAAAGTTAGACGAATTAGGCGATGAAATTAAGTATCGTGTAGAAGAAGCTAAAAAATCTGGCAATAGTGTTGGCGGCGCTCATAAAACTGACATAGGTGAATTAATGAAGGAGTATCGTATGATGAAAGAAGCATATGGTAGAATATTAAATACTGAAAAAGAATCTTTACAACTTGAAGATATTTTGTCTACATTAGCTGAAGAAAAAGAAGAAGATTCTAAAAAAGTAAAAGAAAGAGAAGAAATTCAAGCATCTAGAATTGAGTCATTTGGTGAATTAATCGACTTAGTTACTCAAATCAAATCAGCTTTACCAAAAGCTAAAAAAGAAACTGAAAAATTCTATAAAACAAATCCAAAATCATATGCAGTAGTATTCCCTACTGATAAAATGAAAGAAGATTTAGCAGATATTTTAGAAAAATTAGTAGGAAAAGAAGAAACTGTTGACGAAAGCGTTGACGATAATACTGAAGAATAATGAAAAATATAAGCGGACAATACCAAGAACTATTAGAGGGTAAAATGACCCAAGCTCAATTTTTGCGTAATGCAAGAGCAATGTTTCCTAATTATGTTACTAACCATAACTCATTCCAAGATTCAGTTACTATTTTAAAACAAAAAGGGATGTTAGTAGAAGGTGATGCTGTTAAAGGTACTCCTGATAAAACACCTGAATATGATTATCCAACTCAACCGGGTAAATATAAAAAGGTTGTACAAGAACCAGAAGTAGACGAACAAGATGGTATTTATCCTGCTACTACATTAACTGATATCCCTAAAGAAGAAGTTTGTAAACCAATTAAAAGTAAAACTAGACCTGATGGGTTAGAAGATATCAAAAACAACGATACTAAAAACGAAATGAAAAAAGTAAAAGTTGTTAAAGAAGGTATTCATAACGCAGCTAGAAGTGTAGCTAAAGACGATATTAAAGCATATGCTATACAACAAAGAAAACTTGACAATGCCGCTCGAAAAGGAATCTCAGATGACTTGCCTTCAGATAACAACACAGTTGGTCCATCTCATGTAATTAATAAAGACTCAAATAGACTTAATAGAGTTTTAAAAAGAGAGTATCCTGATCTTGAAGAAAATCAAAAATCATTTGATGATGTTTTAAAAGATTTTATTGAAACTGATGATTCTACTGAAATTAAAGCATATCTTAAAGCAAAAGGTAAAGAAGCTATAGCTAAAATTAAAACTAAATTACCTCAACTTAAAGATCAAGCAAGACAAAAATTAGCAAAATTAATGAAAATCGAACTAGACGAAATTAGAACAAATACCGAAACTCAAATGAACGAAGCCAAAATAGCCCCTGATGCTCAAGCTGTAATAACTTTACTTAGTAAACAGCCTATGATTCTCCAAAAGATTTCTCTTATTAATAATAAAGAAGAATTACAACCAGTATTTGATTTTCTTTTAACTAAAATCAACCCAGGATTTTCTAAAGGAACGGCTCAAATTAGAACAGCAACAAATCAAACATTAACAGCTAGAGAAAAAACTAAACCTACTATGACTGTGAATGAACGATTAAAACCAGCTATCACTAAACTAGTTCAAGAAGTATTAGACGAAATGGGTCAAGAATAATATGAGCAAAGAATTATTAATAGAACGTATTTCTACCATTACATTAACCCCACAGTTATTACAAGAATCTGTGGTAAAAAATAATGGTCGTCTAATCGTCGAAGGTGTAGTACAACGTGCTGACGCTAAAAACGGTAATGGACGTGTGTATCCTAAAGATACATTGGAGCGAGAAATACAAAAATATAAAGACACTTATATTAAAGAAAACAGAGCACTAGGTGAATTAGACCACCCAGAATCTCCAATTATTAATTTAAAAAATGTATGTCATAATATATTAGAATTATGGTGGCAAGGTGATGATGTAATGGGTAAAATCGAAATACTGCCTACACCATCAGGAAATATATTAAAAGCACTATTAATAGCCGGTATTACTGTTGGTATTTCATCTCGCGCTATGGGATCTGTAAAGCAAATTGGTGAAACAGTTGAAGTACAAGACGACTTAGATATTGTATGTTGGGATTTTGTTTCAACACCATCAACACAAGGTGCATTTATGGAAATTGTAAGTGAAGGATTAAATTATAATAATCAACAAGACAATAAATTAACAAAAATTAACGAATTAATAACAGACATTCTTTGCAATAGAGCAGGATTTTGCTCTTGTGATTTACCAAATACTCAATAACATGGAAGAATTAGCATCAATTTTATTTCACTCTAGAACCCAAGCACATGTATTTCATTTAGGAGTAAGTGGAGCTGGGGCATATGCTGCACATGTAGCGTTACAAGGATATTATGAAGGTATTGTAGATTTAGTCGATGGGTTAGTTGAATCATATCAAGGAAAAAACGGCTTAATTGAATTCAAACCAGTAGCTGGGTTAGATAATAACTGTGACACTAGAAATATAATTGCATATTTTGACAAATTATGTGCTATTGTTAGAACATTAAAACAATCTCCTGATTTAGCTTGTAGCTATATCCAAAACCAAATAGATACCGTTGAAGAATTACTTTACTCAACTAAATATAAACTAGTAAACTTACAATAATGGCCGCTAAAGCAAAAACCAGTTCCGTAACCAGTTACATAGCAAAACCTAAAAGAAAACGACCAGGTGTTCATTCAAAAAGTAAAACATCTAAATTAAAGTCAAGTAAAAATTACAAAAAACTATATACAGGTCAAGGAAATTAAAAAAGAACCGCAACTACGTTGCGGTTTTTATTTTTTCTATATATTTATGTTTGACTAATGAGATATCCTTATATATCTCGTCACTACAAAACAAATCCCTATTAAGCTTTTACTCAATAAGCTTATTCCACAAAACAAATTTTAGGAAAAAATGAAAAACACAAAAGACCTTTTAAAGGAGGCCATTGCTGATGCTAAAGCTGTTCGTGAGACTGCTCTTACTCAAGCAAAGCTTGCCCTTGAAGAAGCTTTCGCTCCACGTTTACAATCTATGTTTGCTGCTAAATTGCAAGAAAACTATGATGAAGATATAGACATGGAAGAAAGCATGATGGATGCCATCCCTACAAAAGAAGCAACTCAGAAAGAATATACTGATAGCGACAAAATGGATGAAATCGACCTTGACGAAATTCTAGCAGAATTAGACAATGAATTAAACGAAGCTAAAGGTGACGATGACGAAGAAGTAATCGATGCTGAAGAAGATGTTGAAGACATTGAAGATGATGCTAAAGAAGACGAAGACGAGGAAAAAGAAGTTAAAAATTTATCTATGGATGAATTAGAAGACTTAATTAAAGACATTATCTCCCAGGAAACTGGAGGTACAGGTGACGGAGAAGGCTACGAAGACGCAGCTGAAGTTGACGCTATGGACATGACCGGAGATGCAGAAATGCCCGAAGATGAAAACTTAGAAGAAGACTTAGACGCATTATTAGCTGAGTTATTAGGTGAAGGCAAGAAAAAAGTTGCTGAAAAAGAAGTTAAAAAAGTTGTTAAAAAAGAAGAAGACGACGAAAAGAAAAAAATAGAAGAAGATTTAAAAGAAGCTGTAAAAACAGTAGAAATTCTTCGTTCTGAACTTAACGAAGTTAATTTATTAAACGCTAAGTTACTTTACGTTAACAAAATCTTTAACGCTAAAAACTTAAACGAGTCACAAAAATTAAAGGTTGTAAAAGCATTCGATAAAGCCGAATCTGCTAAAGAAGCTAAATTAGTATATGAGTCACTTTCAGAAGCATTTGTTGCTCCTGATAAAGCTGGTAAAACTCACCTAAAAGAATCATTAGGATTCGCTTCTAAACCAATGGGTATGGCTCCTGGAAAGGCTCTAATTGTAGAAAACAATGAATGGGTAGCTAGAATGCAAAAATTAGCAAATATAAAATAAAAATTAAAAATTAAAAATTAAACAAATGGAAAATAATTTAAACATGCTTTTAGAAGGAGCAAATCCATGGAAAAGCCAACAAGCGGAAGCCGCTAAAGTTGCTAACAAATGGAAAAAAAGTGGACTTCTTGAAGGCATTAATAGCGAAGTTGAAAGAAACAACATGGCTATGATTCTTGAAAACCAAGCAAAACAATTAGTAGTTGAAACTAACACTACTTCTGGTACAAACTCAATGCTTGGTGGTACTGGTGAAAACTGGGCCGGTATTGCACTACCTTTAGTACGAAGAGTATTCGCTGAAATCGTAGCTAAAGATTTTGTATCTGTACAACCAATGGCTATGCCTTCTGGTCTTGTATTCTATCTAGATTTCCAATATGGAGATAGTAAAACTCCATTCTCTGTTGGAAAATCACTTTATGGTTCATTAGCTGACGTTCAGGGTACTGATACTGATATTACTAATGTTGATCCAACAGGTGGTCTTTACGGACAAGGTAGATTTGGTTATTCTATGAACCAATTCTCTGCATCTATTGCTAACACTACAGCTTCTTATGCTCCTGCTGCTTCAGCTTCTGTATCTCCATTTATCAATCATGATTCTCGTTTCTACGGAACTCAATTGTATACTGTGGTTGCATCAGATGCTCAATTAGCTGGTTTAGAATTGCCTGATTTTACATCTGCTCAATCATTTATTATCAGTGGTTCAGGAGTTACTCCAGCTAATGTATTACAACAATTTACTAGCTATGTAAGTGGTTCAGGATTAACATTTGTTACAACTGCTGCTCCTAATGGTGGTAATGTAATTTTATTCTTTAGCAAACAAACAACTCCTGCATTAAGAGGTGATTTTGAAGCAGATAGAACTAATGTATCTGTACCTAACTCATTAAGCGCAGACCAAATTGTTATCCCAACAGTTAACATCCAAATGAAATCAGATTCTATTGTTGCTAAAACAAGAAAATTAAAAGCTCAATGGACACCAGAAATGGCACAAGATTTAAATGCTTACCAAAATATTGATGCTGAAGCTGAATTAACAGGATTATTATCTCAATACATTGCTATGGAGATTGACTTAGAAATTCTAAGTATGTTAACTGAAGAAGCAGCTACTACAGGATACTGGTCAGCTGAAAACAACAAATTGTGGAATGGTACAACATTTACCCAAACTTCAACTACAACAGGTGGTTTCTATAACACACAAGGTGGTTGGTTCGCAACTTTAGGTACAGTATTACAATCAGTATCTAACAAAATTCTACAAAAGACTCTTAGAGGTCAAGCTAACTTCTTAGTAATATCTCCAGCTGTTGCAACTATTATGCAATCAATTCCTGGATATGCTTCAGATGCTGGTGCTGAATTGGATAAAACATTTAACTTTGGTAGCCAAAAAATTGGTACTTTAAACTCTCGTTACAAAGTATATGTAAATCCTTACTATAGTGATAACTTAATCTTAATGGGTTGTAAAGGTACTCAATTCTTAGAGTCTGGTGCCGTTTATGCTCCATATGTT